GAGAATGAGGCAGATACGCCAGAGACCTGGACCGTCTTGGCGGACGGGTCAAAGATACTTAGGCAACCTTAAAAGGATTTTAGAAAATGGCTGATACCACTACCACCAACTTAAGCCTGGTTAAACCAGAGATCGGTGCAAGCATTGACTCGTGGGGGACCAAAATTAACGGAGATTTAGACACCGTTGACGCGCTGTTCTCTGCCTCTGGTGCGCTTGCTGTTGCCAGCGGCGGCACAGGGGCGGCTAATGCGTCTGCGGCACGCACGGCGCTTGGTTTGCTAATCGGTACTGATGTACAAGCCTATGATGCTGACACAACAACGTTGACAAATACCCAATCATTAACAAACAAAACCATTAGCGGCGCAAGCAACACATTGACTGTGGACGGTACAGATGCTGTTGGTTTCCGCAACATCCCGCAGAACAGTCAGAGCACAGCGTACACCTGCGTTCTTGCAGACAATGGAAAGCACATTTTTCACCCGAGTGCAGATACAACAGCACGTACTTTTACAATCCCAGCAAATAGCAGTGTTGCTTATCCAATTGGTACGGCCATCACGTTTATCAATCAAAACGGCGCGGGTGTAGTGACAATTGCAATCACGACAGACACCATGCGTTTGTCTCCAGCAGGAACTACAGGGTCTAGAACTTTAGCTGCAAACGGTTCAGCGACTTGCGTAAAAGTGACTTCAACCGAGTGGCTTATTTCAGGGAGTGGATTAACATGAGCGGCGCACTACAAGCAGTTTTCCAGAACCAACGATCATTTGGGCCACCACCTCCCGGTGCGATAGGTTCGGCGTATCAGGGCGGGTTTTATGCCGGGCAAATTGGCGTTGCCGGGGTTGCTACGCATTATCTAATTGTTGCTCCTGTGTCTTCCGGTGAAAGCGCGTCAAAACAATATAAAAACGCAAACACTGCTGTACCGGGTGCAGACAGCGTTATTGACGGCCCACAAAATACAGCAGACATGGTGGCAGACGGTAACTCAACAGTTTATCCAGCGGCACATTTTTGTAATGACGCGTCTATTGGCGGGTTTACCGATTGGTACATGCCAGCAAAAAACGAGTTGGAGATTTGTTATTACAACTTGAAGCCAACAACCACAGCCAACAACACATCTTCAGGAACCAACACCAACGCAGTTCCAAGTAGAGGTTCTAATTACACAGCCGGAACGCCAGCACAAACTTCGGCAGCAGCATTTAAAGACACAGGCGTAGAGGACTTTGCTGCTGCCCTTTACTGGTCTAGTACTGAGAATTCAGCAACGTTCGCTTGGGTTCAGAGCTTCACCAACGGCACTCAGACCGGCGCCGCCAATAAGGACTATTCACGCAGGGTGCGTTGTGTCAGGAGATTAGCTATTTAATCCTTTAATTCTTTTCTTTATGGCTCAGTACAAGCATTTGCCAATTTACAAGACGACTTACGAGTTGCTTGAGTTGGTTACACGCAAGACAAAAGACTTTCCAAAAGATTTTAAATATTCTCTTGGAGACAAAATACGCAATGAGTGTATTGAGCTTGTGGTGTTTATTTATAAGGCAAACACAATGCGCCAGCAAAGAAGAGAACACCTTTTTCAAATACTTGAACGGGTGCAAGTTATTGAGTTAATGCTTAGGCTTGCTAAAGACTTGCGCTTGTTTAATGTTGCAGCTTTTTCCGAAATTATCTTGCTGACTGATTCGCTTGCGCGTCAGGCTCAAGGATGGATCACGCATACCGCTGAATTGAGGGCAGATTGACAATGACCAAGGTGATTGTTAGAGACCCGTCTATCTCGGGCCATGCCCGTTGGGAAACCAACGAAAGGGCGCAAGCCAGTCGCTGTGCGGAAAATTCTGCGCAGTGTCGTGTGAGTGTATGGCCTTTGCGTTTGCTGCTGCCAATTACTGGTCTAGTACTGAGAATTCAGCAACGAACGCTTGGAAACAGAACTTCAACAACGGCAATCAGAACAACAACAATAAGAACAATTCAAACAGGGTGCGTTGTGTCAGGTGGTGGAACCAATCATGCAGTGTGATCTTTCAGTTTCGGATATTTTTCAAGCGTATTACGATTGCCGAAAGGCAAAGCGTAATACATGGAGCGCGATTGAGTTTGAGCAAAACCTTGAGCGCAATTTGATGGACTTGTACTACGAGCTGAAAGACCAGTCTTATCAACCCGGCCAGTCGATTATGTTTGTGGTTACCAAACCAAAAGCGCGGGAGGTGTGGGCGGCAAACTTCCGAGACAGGGTAGTTCACCACGTGCTTTACAACAAATATTCTGGGCATTTTTACAGGCGGTTTATTCACGACAGTTACGCATGCATTCCTGAAAAGGGTACGCTTAGAGCTGCAAACAAGGTACAGCGGTTTATTAGGTCGGCAACAGAAAATCACACCAAGCCTGCATGGTTTTTAAAAGCTGACGTTGCAAATTTTTTTGTGTCTATTGACAAGTCAGTGCTGGACACGCTGTTGGCAAAGCACATTACAGACGAGTGGTGGATGTGGCTAACACGAGTAATTTTGCACAAAGACCCAAAAGAAAATGTGTATGTTAAAAGCGGTCAGCAACTTCTTAACAAAGTGCCAAATCACAAAAGTTTGCTTAATGCCCCGACGGGTTTTGGTTTGCCAATTGGCAACTTGTCTAGTCAGTTTTTTGCAAACATTTATCTTGATGAACTTGACCAATATGCCAAGCACACGCTGAAACTAAAGCACTATGCCCGATACGTTGACGACATTGTGGTTGTTGGTGGCAGCGGGGCTGATTTAAACGTCGCCTACAAGCAACTGTCTCAGTTTGTAGAATCTGTGCTTAAGGTTAAATTTCACCCAAATAAAAAAGAAATAAACAGGGTGGATGTTGGGTTAAACTTTGTAGGTTACATCATCAAGCCGTGGTCAAAGTACATCCGCAGATCAACGATTGATAACATGTACAAACGCACCAAAGGTCATCAAGAGTTTGAGCCTTTGCGGGCAACTGTAAACAGCTATTTTGGAATGTTGCGCCAAGTAAATGCGTATGGCGAACGCAAAAAAGCAGCAATTTATCTCAGCAAAAAAGGTTGCTGGTTTGATGGAAACTTGACTAAAATTGTTAGATTAGGAGCACCCTCATGTATATCTGCGTAACTGAAATTGATGCCGTTACAGGCGTTGTTTGCACTGCCGAGCCGCAGCGCACTGGCCCCTCCATGCCTGCCGTAAAAGGTTTGATTCACGTATGGCAAGACAAGTCAACATGGCCCGTAGAAGTTTCTCCAGAAGGCGTGTACCTTCGAGCGCCACGGTATTACGGCACTTGCGCTGACGATGCGGACACAACCATTGCTGGGGTGTTGGAAGTCATGACCGAAGCTGACTGGAACACCGCCAAGGAAGCAGAGCACTTGGCCCGTAAGCCCTACCCTTCGTGGATTGGCTACTTGGACACAATGAGCTGGGGCGCACCTGTTCCACGGCCTGCTGATGCCATCATGAACGGCGGCAACGTGCGCTACCAGTGGGACGAAGCCACGGTAAATTGGATTCCGGCGGAAACTTAAGCATGAAAGAGCTGTTCCGCATTAAGGAGAGCCGTTTTAAGGACACAAATAAGCTGTTTGTGCCCCCTGAGAAGTTCAATGTGCGCATCAGCGGCCAGTTTGGCATGCAGTACTACGCCGAAGAAATAGCCCGAACGTTAAAGCCTGCCAAAAAAGTTAACTTTTTTGATCTCCCGGAATACTGCTAACAAGGTAATAAATGGAACGAACCGTAGCTTCAGCACACACTCGAATTGATGACTTAGAAAAAGAAATCATCGCTATCAAAACGGAGGTGCGCATTCAATTTAAAGACCTGTTCAGTCGCGTCAAGCGACTAGAGACGATTTTAATAGCGGCTACCGGAACAATTATGATTTTGCTGCTGACAGTATTGTCTAAGATGGGTTAACGTGTTAGCAGAGCTGGCTATTGCCAACGCTGCTTTTGCAGTTATTAAAGAAACCGTAGCCAATGGTGGAGACATTATGTCGGCAGGTAAGCACCTGTTCAGCTTCTTTGATAACAAGTCTGCAATATCCAAAAAAGCAAGCGCCGGTGGTTCTGATTCTGAGGCGTTTTTTGCACTTGAACAGATCAAGCAGCACGAGATACAGCTTAAAGAGCTGATGATATATCAAGGGCGAGGTGGGTTGTGGGATGAGTGGTTGGCATTTCAAGTCGAAGCTCGAAAAACCCGCGAGGCCGTGGCCCGTGCAATA